AATCTTACCAACTTTACCTGACTCAGGCCAACCAGTTGTTGTAAGTGTAACATCGCCACTGATAATAAAAGTTTGAACTGGTCCAAATTGGAAGTCAATGTTCTGAGAGGCTTGAACAGTACCGCCAGCGTTTAGTTCTTCGCTTACATCAACCAAATTTGCATTGGAAATGTTATTACCTAAGAAGTTGTTCGCTTCGTTCTTCTTTGCTGTGTTGTCTTGTAGTGCTTCAATTTCTGCTTTTGATGCTACGAAATTGCTTTTGATTGTACCAAAATTATCTCTAAACCCTTGTGAGTCATTGTCTTGACCTGCTACAGGGTATGCTGAGTTAATGCTTACATCATCAATATTACTTGCCATTATATTACCTCTCTATGCTTTTATTTATCTGTTTATATATTGTGTTCATAATTTGCGAACAGTATGTATTGGTCTTGTGAACTGCCCGTAGTGCTATCTATAATGTATCTATCAATATCAAAATCAATTGTTTTAAAATTGAAATTAGCGTTTTTGATATTAAGCATTACTTGATCTGCTTGTCCTGCCTGGCAGTAAGCAATAGGTATAGCACTCGTATACCCTAATTCTTGTACACTATTTGTTTGTGTTGTACGCATCCACAGTGGTAAAAAGTCTCTTTCTGTAACACCAGTTTCTGCTATTCTATCTCTCATATTTTGTAAATTTGAGATATATTTGGTATTATCGTTATCTTGACTTACTTTGACTGCACTGCTGTCAACTTTTAACGTATTAGTAATTGGTCTAAATCTATATGGTTCTGCTCGTTCAATTATAAACTCTTGTACACTTGTAACTGTAGCACCTACTCTTGTTGTAACTGTAATATTACCTACTGTAGGAAATACAACACGACCGCTTCTTGTAATAATCTCTAAATCATTACCAATGCTTTGTACATTAATTGTTGGAGTTCCTGTACCTCTAACTCCAAGTTCGAATGAGCTCTTACCTGAACCTAATGCAGTTGTGTCATCTTGGCTTTCAAACATAACACTGTCTACTGTAATACTATTACTGTTTCTACTTTTAAACTGTTTTGCAGTTCTTCCGTTAGTTGGCTCTGCAGGATCAAACACTTCTAAATATACAACTTCGTATACAGTATCATTACTGCCAGCCTCTTTTGCTACTGCTTTTTTAACTTCGCCAACTTTGTAAACTTTACGTTTATGATTCTTTGCTGTTGCCGCCACATAGTTTTTAATATTTTGTGTAAGTATACCTGCGTATGCTAACATCTTAATTTCTTTCTGTACACCAAATTGTGGGTCACCTGCTCTGTAAACAAGGTCTGGTGGAAATATACTTGGATTAGATACAAATGCTTCGTAACTACTTCTAACAGTTTGTTTTAAGAAAGGTTTCATATATAAGTTACTATACAAATTATCATCTGGGTCAAGTACGTCAAGTGTAAATTCTTGTTCAACTGCACTAAATCCAAAACGATCTTCTGCTTTTACTGTAAACTTAAATTCTCTATCTATAACAGTTTTAGAACCATCAAAGTTCATTAGACCACTGTCAAATACTGTAAGTCCTGGATTTGTTATAGTACCAAATTGATTTACTTTACCAATTATCTCACCACTAATATCTAACTGCAATCCTGAAGGTAAATTACCTGATACAATGCTATATAATAATCTTGAGTCTGGAACAGTTGTAGTTGCTTTAATACTTTTAGTTGAAGTAAAGTTTGCACTAATATTTCCTAAGTTTGCTAAAGTTGTAAACTTAATAGTTGAGTCAACTTCACCTAATATCTTAACTGTAAATGTTTTTGATTTTGTTGCAAGGACAGTTTCGGGTATACCGCCAAGTCTTGTTGCTTTTACTGTAAACTTATATTCTTTAGTAACTGCTGGTTGGTACGGTACACGACCTGCAATTTCACCTGTACTACTATCTATTTGCATACCTGGCGGTAATGCACTTGCACTACCATCATCGTTAAGTGCTTCAAGTGTATAAGTTAGTCTTCCTAAGATTGTTTCTGTATCTAATATATCAAGGAAGAATGTTAAGTAATTATTTGCTCTTCTAAATCCTAAGTTAGCAGGAGTTAGCCATAGTGGAGTTCGTAAGTATGTATTGTCAGCACTAAACAATCCATTTGAAATTTGCATCTTGGTATTGTCTGCTCTTAAGAAGTCATCACCTACAAGATAAATTTGGAACTTACGTTTCTTAATAGTGTCACCATCACTAACACTAACTATAAACTCGTAAAACCTATTTAATTTTCTTGGTTGTTTAGTTGGAATTCTGTCATCGTATATACGTACATCATAAAAGAAACTATCGTAACCGTTAGCACTTCTGTCACCAAAGTCAAAAGGAAATGTACCATACACGTTTGCATCATAGTGTCCGCTTCCTGCTTTCTTATCTAAGGCAAGTACAGGTTCAACTAATCCTACAATTCTTCCATCTGATGTAAGTTTTGTTCCTGGAGGAAGTTCACCATCGTCATCAGCGATGAAATATTCAAGTGTATCACCTGCAGGTAAATCTGCATCTATTGCTTGTAATTGGAAATCTAATAATGTGTTATCGAGTACAAAATATTTGCTATTTGGGTCAACAGCAATTAGTCCTTCTTTTGTAATCCATTCAGGTTCATCAGCACCGTCAATTAATATTGTAAATGTTCTATCTTCAATAGCACCTGAACTATCTGTTGCTCTAAGAACAAACTTTGATTCTGTTAGTCTTTCTACTTCAAACGGAGTACCTACAATATATAACCCTTCAATTCTAAGTCCGCCGGGTAAGTTTCCACTAATAACTTTTACTGTACTAATGGTGTTTGATACTGTGTTTACAGGGAGTGCAATTCCTATAGTTGCATTTTCTGCAAATATACCTAAATTAGATCCTGTTTTTAAAGTCCAGATGGTTGCCATTTTAATTCCTTATTCAATAGTATTTATCGGAATATTGTGGCTATGGTTATAGCGGGTTTGTAATTGTGCCGTTCTCAATAGTAATATCTGCAACGGTACTGTCTTCTTGTAACCCTGGATCATCAAGTGTACCTAAGTCAATGTTAGTTGCTGATCCTAAAAACTCAATAATACTTGAAACACTGCCTGTAATACTTCCAAAGTTAAAACCGTAGATATCTCTTACGTCAATACCGTATATGGTAGTTTCAGCATCTCTTATATTGTACAGCAATTTGTTATTAGCATCTAAATCGCCACCTAATACTGGAGTAGCATCTGTGCTTAATTCTGTAACAGAGTTAATTGTAATACCATTTGCACCATTTTGTGCTGTAGTTGTATTAGTACCGCCTGCGATGGTAAATGTATCGCCTTCAGCAAGTGTAATGTTTCCGCTATCTGTAGCAACAATTAACTGTTGTAAACCGCCAACACTTTCAATAATAACGTTACTGCTATCTGATGTAACTGTAACATTACCGCCTGCTTTGATTTTCTTAAATTGTAAATCAAATCCAGTCTTTTGTGCAAAGACACCTTGTCCTGCTGTACCTAAATTAGATGCAGTTGTTTGCTCAGGATTACGATTGTCAAGTTCTGTAAAGTTATTATTAACTTTTACAAATGCTTCACGTAAATCATCACCTGTTCCGTCATTTGCTACGCCGCCGATATTAACTGTTTGTATTGCCATACTAATATTTATCCTATTCTGGTGGTCTCTTACGTACTGTAGTTCTTGGCCTTGGATACATTGCTCCTGTAGTAGGCCTTAAATTATAGTCTTTCTTAGGGTGCATAGCACCATCTATCGGTCTTTCAAAATTATACTTTGCATGTTCATTTGGAGAACCTTGCAAATCATCTGTATCTGTAGGATCTTCTGTTGAAATAGCATCATACAGTTGACTTGTTACTGACCATTTTTGAATCAAATATTCTTTTACTTGTTCTTGAGTATAGTGCGGATATGTTTCCATCAAACATGCAACCAATCCTGCTACTTGTGGACTTGCCATACTTGTACCTGAAATCTTTCCAATTTTATAACTGGGCGAACTGCCGCTTCTCGGATCTGTTGTTCCACCACCTGAATAACTTGTATTCAAAACTGACATGATAGATGTGCCAGGAGCGTAAATATCAACGCCAGGACCACAGTCACTAAATGATACTTTTCTATCTTTTCTCACACTGTCAGTATCTTGTGTAAGACCTGTGTCAGTAGCACCAACACAAATATTAGGTATATCGTATGTTCCGTTTACATCATCGTCATTTGCTGTAGGTGAAGTTCCACGCATATAATAATATGTATTGCCGCTCATTTCAAATGTGTTATCCCAATCAGGACCACCCGGCACATCATGTTTCCATTGACCGTTGCCAGCCGCACCTATTGTAATAACACCTTCGTCTATGGCATCTTCAATGTCTGCATCAAGTGCCGCAACTCTTACAGGAATACGTTGTTCTGCTATAAATCCCCAACTATTAAGTTGTGCTGTTGTAAAAGAACCAGATGTTTGTTTGTTACCATTTTGTTCAACTGTTAAATCAATCTGTGTAGGTGTTGCTTCGTAAAATTTATATTCATATCTTATAGTAGGCGAACCTAATGTACCACTTGTACTTGCATTACCTTCCCACACTAATCTATAAATTCTACTACCAACTGTACCTGAAGAACCATAAAAAATTCTTTGACAACTACAGTCTTCTGCTGTTACCATAACTTTTGGAAAGTTAGGAGTATTCTCATCGATACCATCCCAAGTTGTCGCTCCACCACCAAATGTAAGATAACTGTTTGTACCTATATAGATAGTTGGTGAACTTTGATTTAAAAATGTTACATTGAACGGTACAGTAAGTGTCCAGTATCCGTCATCATTACCACCAGTTGTAGGCGTAACACTTGCCGTCAATCCTGTTGTAGAAGCAATAGGTATATTTGTACCAAGACTTGTAACCGTTGCTGATGGACTTCCACCTGTAAAACCTACAAGTGTACATCTTAATAGTGCCGCCGATGTTGGATCAGTACCTTCTGAAACAGTTGATTGCCAAGTAATACTGTATTGTTCGTTGTTAGGTAAACTAATATTTCCACTTATAATATTAACTTCAGCAAATCCACCATCAACTGATGTTGCACTATCTGATTCAGTTTGAACCGTAGCACTGCTTGAATCTTGAACTGTAACTGTAAGATCAATATCTGATATACCTGTAATTCCTTGTGAACTAACATTGTGTTTATAGTTAATAGTTGCAGGTCCTTGTATAGTTGCTGTGTAACTTGCATTAGGTAAAACATTTAAACTGAGTTCAATTTCTCCACCTGATCTTACAAAGCCTGTTGGTATAGCATTAAAGTCACCACCAACTGTTCCTTCACTTCCTGAAGTCGTAATACGTTGTGAAATGTTTTCTGGATCTGCTGTAAAAGTTCCTATTCTTGCGTCAGAAGTAAACACACCTGAAATACCATTATAAGTGGTAGTACCACCTGGTGTGAATCTTGTACCTCTAAAGGTTACAGCATCAATAGCACCAAAACTCCATTGATATCCAAATATACTCATTCCCCATGAGTTGTTGACGACTGTTGGATTTTTAATTCCTGTGTTTGGATTAACGGATTTATTCGCGTGAAATTGTCTAATGTAATCGAACACGTAAGGAAAATTAGTATTACCAGAAGCGCCAGCATAGTAGAAAAGATTATATAAATTCGCATCTCTTGCCCATCCTTGTCTGTTGCCTCCCGCTGTTCCCATGACGTGATTAGCGTGGTAACTTCCAGGATTGCTATAACTGTAGTTCCCCGCTGACCCGCCTGTGATAGCCGGATTGTGTTGATACCAATTATATTGCACGATGCGTTCCGCAGAACCATCATCGGTGTCTTGTCCTGACGGTTGTTTGTATTCAGGATGTCCGATGTATATACCGTCACCATCGCAAATAACTAAATCTACATTCCGACCAGTTGCATTAAATGATATTGTGTCGTTAATTTCTGTGTTAAAATATCCCCAATTGGTTCTATTCGATCCTTCTACAAGACGTAGAAGTCCCCAGTTCAAGTCTGTGTCTGTGTTTGCTGAATTACGTGCAAACAAACCTGTTTGTTCGATAATTGAATTCTCCGAAACATCTAAGTTTGCATCTTTAGGGTTGAGTTCAACCGCTAATACTCTGTCGTCATTGCTGACTAAATTCTTTTCTGATTCTGTAAGCCAATATTCTGTTGTTCTTGATTCTGGTCTTGGATTGTGTACACCTACTGATCTATCTGGAATGTGTAAAGCACCACCTGGCGTTTCCATGTCATTGGCAAATGCTACATTGTCTACACCTTTCTTAAGTGTAACCATGTAGATCTTTTTTTCTACATGCTTCTTTAAAGACATGTTAACCCTCCAATTTAAGCAGTTTAAGTGTAGTTGTTATTGTTGCAGTTCCACCACTTTTATTTTTTACTGCCGCATAAATTGTTGTATCGTTTGCACTGTTCCAACCTAATACTGCTGGACCAAACTCAATAGTTTGTGCACCATTTGTTAATACTTCAGCAATTACTCCTGCGTCTGGTGCAGGGTCAAC